AAACTCCAAGAAAACTCCATTTTTTATTCTAAGATTTCAATTTGTTCTCCATTTCGGTAAAGCTCAGCAAATGCCATTAAAGCCTTATCCAAGATATCGTAATAAGAACTTTCTGAGATTGATAAATCCATTGAGATTGTTTCGTCTTTCTTACAGTCCCACTGAAGATATTTCTCATAAAGGATTCTACGATAGAGTGGATCATGTAATCCACTTACTGCTTGTTCAATTGCATCCAACTCAAGCTCTGCATCAACTTTTCGGATCGCTAATTTTTCAACCTGGCTATTTCTACCGAATGATTGAGATCGTGGCATAAATGAGTATGTAGTTGTTACTCTTTGACCTTCTTTATCATTTGCAACCCTTCTCCATCTCAGATACCCTTTTAGAATCTTCTTGGCATTCTCTTTCGTTTTTGATTCGTTTACTTCAGGGAAAAAAGGCATTGTTCACCTCCAATCTTACTCAGTACCATTTTGTTGACTTAAAAGATCCTCAAGTTCTTTTTTCATCCGTTTTAATTTCTTTTTCAGATATTCTCTATGAGCGGTTCGTGATTGGGCCATCGATCTATCACATGGTTGAGAATATTCTTCAATTTGTTGCTCGATTAATTTGATAGAATGTCTTTTACTCTCGACTAACTTATCTATAAATTCACTCATTCGAAGACCTCATCAATCTCTCTAACAACTTCATTATGCCTAAATGGTTCGTAAGCCACTCTTCCAAATCCGTGCTCATCAACACCATCTGGATTATCTGTTGCATATTTTAGAAAGAGTGGCATCTTGCATTCATGGCAAATCCATTTTTTAGCAGCTGATCTAATATGTCCAACTGTGCAATTCCCACAAAAAGGGCACTGTACATCCACTTTTATATTATTCATACTTCATTCTCCTGAATATTAGAATGGTAAATCATCATCAGATATATCCATAGGGTTAGTTTTTTCAAAACTTGGTGGGATTTGATTTTCCATACTTGCATTGTTTGCAGCATTATCCTTTTTTTCAAGGATTTGAAAACTTTCAGCTACAACTTCAGTCACATAGACACGTTGCCCTTGCTGGTTATCGTAGCTACGAGTCTGAATACGACCTGTAATCCCTACAAGAGCACCCTTTTTAAGCCAATTTGCAAAGTTTTCAGCTTGCTGACGCCACATGATGCAGCTAATAAAATCAGCTTCATAATCACCTGCCTGATTCTTAAAATTGCGATTAACTGCCAAGCTGAAAGTTGCAACAGCCACATTTGATGGTGTGTATCTTAATTCAGGGTCACGAGTCAATCGACCTACTAACACAACATTATTGATCATTGTTTAACTCCTTTTCTACCTCCTCAATCTCAATGCCCTCGCAATCAAACACCCAACCAAAGCCGGCATCTTCTAGTTCTTTGCGGGTGAATTTAGTTCTATACCCACTGACTTCGTTATTTGATGCAAAAAAATATTCTTTGGATAATAAAGCTTTATTGAGATATCGACCATATCCATTAACACCTTTCACTCTCACCACATACCGCTTCTCTTTCTCGACCTCGTAGCCTAACATCCAAGCAAGAGGGAAAAGTTCTATATTGTTGTCTGTGTAAAGCCAGTCGTCAATTTTTTTGTTTTTGTGACTTCTGATTTCAGTCATCGCACCAATCAAATGATAATCTTCATTTTTCATTTGTTCGATGTATTCCGCCACAAATTGAGGGATTGTGACTTTTTCGGGTTCGAGTTCTTTGATATTTCTTAAAAGCCATCCTCTATTTACTTTTATTGTATCTATAAGAATTCCATCGTTGTAAGGCATTTCTTTGATTTTTTCAATCAACTCTTTTTTATTCATTTTCCACCTCCAAAAGTTCCGGATTTTCGTAAATGTTGCCGATGATTTCTTCATGCTCAGTCCATGCATATCCTTCTCTCAAACCTTTTAGGTATATAGCAGGCATTCCGCCTATGTATGTACCACCATATTCTTTTTCTAAATACACTTCATGAAGACATCCTCTGGTACATTTTATAATATCTCCGACGAAAACCTCCTTGCCATTTTTATCTAAAAGGCCTGTTGATTGCATGAGGTTAAGGTCATTATTTAAAATCCATTCGTTACCCTCATAATCTTCATCCTGTATCCAAATTTTCCCATCACAGACCATCACTTCGCCTGGTTGGTACATGTGACTTAATGAGCCACTGTCATACGCTCTAAATTTTGGTATCATGCCAAATCCTCCTCTTTGACAAACACTCCATCAATCATCTTCCCTTTCCGGTCTTTGATAACGTTGTATGCTTCGTCTAAACAATTCTCAGCAGTAGTCCCATTTAAAAATGAAACGGTGCTAACTACACTGTCAAGAAACATCAAATCAACTTTGATTAACGGAATTTGTGTCTCGTTGTGACAAATATGAGCGTATAGCTTCTGAGCAATGTTTCCTAGACTTGAGACCATCAGCAACAATTCAAGTTCCTGTTGATTAGCAGAGATTTGAGTACCATTCTTAATCTGCTGTTCAAGTCCAATCAATACTACCTGAATGTCACCAAGTGCATCATAGATCAGTTCAGATTTATCCTTTGCGATACCTTCAAATAATTCTCCTGATTCTTCCATCAGCTTTAAGAATTGCTTAACAGGATTCGCTTCATGTAGATTTCTATCTACAAACCATTGCTGGACTTTTTGTTCTAAATCTTTGTAATTCATATTTTTACCTCTTCTCCAATTTCTACTTTCTCAAACCGTTCTTCACTCACCACGAAAACGTTACTGTTAACCGTGATAGTGAATAGATTTCCGATTTTTCGTTTTTCTTCAACCTTGCCAGTTATCTGATACTTGTTATCAGCATGATAAACAAGCAAGGGTTTCTGTGCTTCACGTTGCATGAATAGCAAGCAAGTAGCGATAAGCGACCATGCAAGCAAGAAGCGAATTAGTGTGTCTTTCATTTTTTGGCCTTCCTTTTCAGGTTATTGCGTTTAAAAATCGGATTCTTCTTTTCTTTTTTTCTCTGCTTATGATAATCACTATCTTTATTGAAGATAATATCTTCGTCTTCAATAAGCTCTCTAATAAAATGGTCTTCTGGAATCATTCTTCCACCTCCTCGATCTACGCTTCCTTCAAATACTCATTAAAGACATCTTCATCAAGTATTCCGTTTTCAATTAAATTTTCAACTGCGATTTCAATTTTAATCAAACGATTTAATTCTTTGTTAGGCAACGTAGCCATAATAACTTTTTCCATCACTCCACCTCCTCGCTCTCAATTTTTCCAGTAAGTCTATTTTTAAAAAAACGACTTGTAAAATAAATTTCGTCTGTGTTTGTGTAATAAGTAACAGTTTCTTCATCCCATTGACTTCTTGTGTACGGGTATCTGTTTGGTCGTGTCATTGTTTTTCCTCCAACTTCTTAATTTCTTGTTCAACCTGTTCTTTTCTGAGATTCAGCTCTGATAACTTCTGCACCTCAATTGCTTTTTTAATGACCTCGAGGCGTTCGATTTCTTTTTTAAACTCGATAAGTTTTTCAACTTTGCGAGCGTATTCTCCGAAATTTTCAGCCCAGTTGTATTCTTCCCATCCAAAAGCTCTTCTTAATTCTCTTTTTTGATCATTAAATTTATCCATAAATAACTTATTAAGATAAGCTTGCGCAATCAAGATATAAATTGACATACCGATTACTAACGAAGAAATTAAAATCATCCCCCAAAACATCAAATCTTTCATTCCATTACCTCCTCAATCTCAACACCCTCACAATCGAATACCCAGCCAAAGTTGGCTTCTTCTAGTTCTTTGCGGGTGAATTTTGTTTTGTAAGTACGGTTTTCTTCTGAACTTGAAAAAAGCCATTCATTTAAATGTTTTTCGCAGTTCAAAGTTTCGTGATTTCCGCAAATCCCTTTTATTTTAACCAGATACCGCTTTTTATCCTCTACTATGTATCCGTCAAACCAAGCTAGCACAAATGTTCTTTGGTTATCCTCATTTTCTAACCACTTATTAACCCCTGGACCTCCATACGTCATACCACCAGATAAAGAGTAGACAGTTTTAGCAACCTCAATCCAATCCGCCACAAATTGCGGAACCTTCACTTTTTCGGGTTCGTCTAGTTGTTCCAAGTCTTGTAGAAAAATTTGACGGGCTGTTTCTGCTCCTGGAGCATCCCATACACCTTCAAGTCTTTTGTACTTCTTTATCAATTCCTGTTTATTCATTCTTCAACCTTTCTAAAAGTAATCTTTCCTTTTATTTTTTAAATCATTGAATACCATCAAATGCTCATTGTCTACACCTTTCATAAGTCGACTCATAAAGGGCCGACCATATCGCTTCTGGATTTCCTGTGCAGTCAGATTAGTCGTGATAATAGTATTGGCTCTTTTATTGAGAATGTTGTAAAGAATGCTGAAGGACCATTCACTGTCCTTCTCCATCCCAAGATCATCCAACACCAAGAATTTTGCGCTGGCAATCTTATTTACCAGGAACTCTTCCTGACTAAAATCAGCTTTAATCTTCATCAGAAGATCAGTAACATTGATAAAGATAGCAATTTCTTTCGTGATTGATGACAATTCTTTTATAATCGCAAATGCCAGATGGCTCTTACCTGTTCCAGCTTCGCCTTGGAAAATGACATTATTTCTGGCACCTTCAGACCACTCTTTACAGATTTTTTTGGCAAATTCTAACTTTTCAGCTTCTTTTTCTGTTGGTGTATCGAAGTTATCCAAAGTTGCATTCTTCAACACATCATCATATAAAGAGAATTTTTCAAGATAAAACTTTCGTTCTCTCTCATGCTCTGCATCAGCAAGCTCATTGACTCTTAATTGATTCTCTGCATGAATCCGTTCCGATTCGCATAAGCGACAGAGAACATCATTTGTACGAATAATCTTAATAAAGGGAATTTTGTGTGTGTCACAAATTTCATTTTGTTCTTCAGTATTCCTGTGATAAGAGAGCGCCATTTCTTCTAGTGCATTAGTTACCATGACATCCTACCTCCACAAGATTTCCAGCTTGCCATATCTGACAAGCAAGCTATCACGGTCTCTTTTGATTGTTTTTTCAAAAGAGATTTTTTCTGATCACTGATTGGGTAGAAATTTTCTTCAAATTGTTGGATTAATTCTAGAACCCCCATTCATCCTTCACCTCTTGTTCATCTTTCTTCTCTTTACGCTGCTTCTCAGATTGTCGAACTTGTTCAACTGTCGTAACTTGATTCTGATGCCAATTTCGCAAAATACCACCTATGTATTTAACATTTGGTTTTCCTAAATTAACAGCCGTCCTCAACGCTTCTTTAACTAGTTCAGAGTCATTTTCATTTAACAGATGATTGATTTCTTCGATTTCAAACCCTGATAGCAATCTGCGAAACTCAGACTGAAATAGTTCTAAGATATTTTCACTATTACTAGTAGTAGTTATATTCTTATTCTTATCTTTATCTAATCTATTCTTATTCTTATCTCCTTCTTCTTCTAGTGCGTTACCTTGCGTTACTGTAACGTTACATGTAACGTTACCTAGAGCGAGATTTTTTTGCTTCTCACGATGTCTTGCAACACGATTGCGTGTTTGCTCCTTAATTTTTTCCATACCGTCAATATTTTGATGCTTTTCCCAATTTGGCAGCGTGATAACACCATCGATAATTTCAACCATTCCAAATTGTTCAAAGATCCCTAAAGCCATTCTTACAGTATTTAGTGGTCTTCTAAAGATAGTAGCAAGCATCTCATCTGTATAGTGTACCTTGTCCGACATCATAAGCAATCCGTTTCGATTGTGTTTTCCAGCAAGTGCCAGAATTTTAAACCAAATGACTAAAATTGCATCATGATCAGGCAAGGCATCAATTAGACAGATTTTTTCATCATCGAAAATATCAGTAGTAATCTTAATCCATTTGATTTCAGACATACACAGTTCCTCTTCTAACTTTATTTCGCTTTCCACTTCCTGCGATTTGCACGATATTCCTTCTTCATTTCTTCGAAAATAAAACGGCTATCCACTTCCATTTTCTGGATTTTTAATATGCAGTAGTTTTTATCCAGTTCACGGTAATTTTTGGCTAGTTTTTGGTAGTCAATAAGGTGTTCCTTGATTAGAGTTAAATTTTCAAGGTTGTAGCTATAAAATGTTGCGTCGTGCCTTGATTGTTGTCGTTCTTTATCATTGAGAAGCTCATTGTAAATTTGGATTGTATTTTCAACCCATTTGAGTGATCTATTAAAATCTGTTTCCATTTGTTACTCCTGTTGTTTTATTTTTCTACTTAATTTTGTGATACCTGCTCCCAGTTTGGTCAATTCTGGATCCGTGCTAAAGTAATTATTCTGATTCATTCGAGCAAGTTCTTCATTCGATAAAAGAATAAGGTTAGATATTTCATAGTTGCTCTTATCTCCATCTAGGAAGCAAACTGAATAACCTTCTGGGATTGGCCCAAAATTATCTTCCCAAACTTTACGATGCTTCAATACCCATTTATTAGGATCTGCTATCTTCTCCTTTGGATATCCATCTGTTGTAAAATTGATAGTTCCAACTGGTAAGTAATTCGGAGGTTTATTTCCTTTCTTAAATTGACCACTATTTCTTGGTCTATTAGGGAATTTCTTTCCTTTGTTAAAAAGAATCCTACCTTTCTCGAATCTTCCAGTTAACCCGCTTGTAAGATTGTTATTTGAACGATAGCTTTTAACTTGTTGAACCGTTAACGAGAGACCGAATATTTCGTTCATCTCATTAGCAATCTCTTGAGCAGTTTTTCCTTGTTGGTTTTCTATGAAATAATCATGCTGCTCTTTATTCAGTAACTTGTTTTTGAACACATTTCCAACTGGTAAACCAAGACGTTTACGAACACCACCAATTTGAGTCTTAGTATAGTTCGTTCCGAATTTCTCATTTAGCAGCCTTGTGACCTCTGGAGTTAATCGACCAGGGCAAATTTCATGCATGTATTCGGTGTATTCATCCTTCCAGCAAAGCGATCGGGGCATTGACCTCACCTACCTTATCCTTGAACTTCTCAGCATCCAGGGCGAGCTGTCCTGCTTGTAAGATTTGTCCTGAAATAGCGACCATCTGTTTTGAACGCTGCAGCTCAATCTTAAGTTCATCTGCTGTAAGATCCCTATCATCCAATGTTTCTAGTTGAGCAAAGAGCGTATTTGTTAAATCTGTCAATTTATTTCGTACCATTTTACACTCCTTATTTTTGCTTCTTCGATAATCCGACAGGAGGCTGCACGTCATAAGTGAATTGCTTATCTGAATTTCTCAGATTCATACGAGCGACATTGCTCGCGATTAGCTGTTTGTTTTCTTTTTTTGTTTTTGCATGTTCATCTAGTGTATTCACTAATACCCAGAGGACAATAAGTCCAATTGTGACAAGATAAAGATATTCCATCATTTTTTGTTTTCCTTTTCTTTATAGATTGCTACGATTTTTTCAAGATCTGCGATACGTTGATTTGCTTCCTGGTATTTTATTTGTAGTTCAATCAATTTTTGATTGATTTCCAGAGCGACTTTCTTCCAATCAAGGTTTACTTCTTC